GCGCCCTTTGCTCTTGCCCTCCCGCCGTACCCTCTTGAGGTCGTCTGTGTAGGCGTTGGAGTGCGTGTGAGGGTCGATGCGCTCGCCTGCCAGAAAGGCCCTGATCTCTTCCGCTTCCTGCGGAACGTTGTAGGCAGGCAGGGTCTCTAGGCGCCATGCCTCGCTCTGGAAGTCCTGGAATTTGGCCTGCCAGGCTTCACCATCCAAGAGCACGTACAGCCTCCCTGAGGACCTCTTCGGGGATCTCCACCAGGGCTTCGCCCTGCGGGGGTTGGAATGCGGCGGACACGTCGCCCTGGACGACGATTGAGCCGCTGGCCGTCCGATACACGTTGGGGCAATCGTTCTGGTTGCATTCGCCGTTGCCATTGCCGGTGAGTCGGGTCAGTTCCTCGCGCGCCATGAAACCCCCTTGTGTCTGGCCCCTGTTGAGGCCGTTGCAGATGACGGTACGAGGGTTGGTCATGGCCGTCTATGCGGCATCGCCAATATTCGCGTTGTCGGGTAAGGCCTGGCAGGAGGGGCCTCTCACGGCCCTGTGTCGGCCCACCAGGGGCCGTCTGCGGTCGGCGGGGAGGGCAGAGGCCGCCCGGGGGCCGGAGGGAACGACAGAGGCCCCCAACTTTGCGGGGGCCTCTGGGGTGCGCTGGAGACAGATCAGTGCAGGTCAGACGGCCTGCGAGCAACCAACATCTTTCAAGTTACTACGTGTCTTCGTAGTACGTTCAAGGCTGTTGCTGCGGTAGCGTGCATGGCATGACGACACAGACTCTTGCCAGCGTGCCCGCGACGAGCCCAGAGGGGGGCCGTCCCGTGCTGATCATGGGGAAGTATCTTCGCATATCCAGTGCCGAAATCCTGGAGAATGGCGAGCGAGATGAGGCGGGCGTTACCCGGCAAAGTGACGACTGTGACAAGCGGGCGGCCGAATTGGGTGTCGTCATCGGCCCGACGTACGACGACAACAATGTGACGGCCACGGACCCTAACGTCATTCGCCCCCAGTTTGAGCGGATGCTAAAGGACCTTGCGGGCGGGGTTATCGACGGGATCATCTTCTATCACTCTGACCGTCTGGCACGGCGCCTTATGGACGCTGCCAGAGTCATTGATCTTTACGAGCGTAACCCCAGCCTTAAGGGATGGTCGGTTGTTGGTGGCACGGACCTTTCCACGGATGAGGGACGGGCCATGTTTAGCGTGCAAGCGACGATGGGCGGTATGGAAGTGTCGGCCACTAAGCGGCGTGTTAAGCGCAAGACGATTGAGTCTGCCCGGCAGGGCAAGACGGCCGGAGGATCCGTTCCCTTTGGCTGGAAGGATGACCGTAAGACGGTTGACCCGGTTACGGCCGGGCTCATCCGTAAGGCTTACCGGGACATCATCGCCGGTAAGAAGATCGGCACGATTAGCCAAGAGTGGATGGAAGCGGGTATTGCCACCGTCCCCAGGAAGAGCGGGGGAGCGGTTAGGCCCCTGCAATACAACTCGACGGTTAAGCGTCTCGTGAATCCCCGTCTTTGCGGCTACCGCTCTTACGTAGAGACTTCCAAGGAGAACCGCAACCCGTGGCTTCCTGACCACCTGCTAAAGGACTCTAAGGGGGAGCAGGTGATGGGCGAATGGGAGCCGATCGTCACTCCGGAGGAGTGGCGGGCCGTCGTCGGCATCCTGGAAAAGCGCCGGGGAAAGGCCGAGGACGGAAGCACTACTAAGACGCGTAAGGCGGAGGCTAACCGGAAGTACCTTCTTTCCGGCCTCGTGCGCTGCGGTGAGTGCATGTCAATCATGTATGGCGGGACGTACCGTGAGGGGAGCCGAGAGGCCGAGAAACACGGTTACCGCTACTCGTGCGTTAAGGTGACCGGCGGTTGCGGAAGTATGGCCCGTGTGGGGCCTTACGTAGATGAGGCCGTCGAGGGCGCCTTCCTGGACTTCATCCAACGGGAGCTGGGCGAGACTGCCCCCGTGATTGACGACACGGTGAATGACGCTCGCCTGGAAGAGATTCAGCAGGAGCTAGAGGCCGTCCGGCAGAGGCGGCGGGATAAGAGGATCGACACGATTGAAGCTATGGACCTGATGGAGGAGCTGAAAGCGGAGGCGGCGACTCTCACCGTAGAAACCCGGCGACTGTCCGCCACCAAGGCGGAGGTTACCGAGACTGCCGAGTCACTCCTTAAGGAGTGGAAGGACTACGACACGGACATGCGGCGGGCGAGGATAAGCCGCGATATCCGGGCGGTCATCATCAACCGCACGAAACGGGGTGCGAGGTTCAACCCCGATCTAATCGAGATCGCTTGGCACTAACCGCCTAACCCTCACAAAGCCTAAAGGCCCCCTCTAAGGGGGGCCGCTAGGTAAAGGGCCCCCGTCACTGGGGGCCCTTTTCGTTTACGCTGCGCAGGTTCCAAAGCCTTAGCGTTTCGGCGCGCCATTCCGGCCCGCGCGACGGGGCCTTAGCCAACTGTCGCTCAATCCAAGCCTGTACCTCCGGGGAACGCGGGCGGGTTGCTGTCTGGGGTATGGCTTCCTCCTGGGGCTCCAGGGCCCGTGTGGGCCCGTCTGACGCCTGCCGGTCGGCAGGGTTCGGTCTGAGGGCCCGCTAGGCCCTCTACAGGCCCTCTGGGGCCCTTGTGGGAGGGCAGGCCGGGGAGCCTGCCGTTCGTTGGGACGTGAAAAGCCGTGAGAGGCCGTCTAAGGACTTTTCGTGGGGTGGAATGACCAGAGAGACCAGACGGCCCCCTAAAGGCCGTCACAGGGCCGTGCAGGCCCTTTAAAGGCCATCGCTTAAGGCAATGGCCTTCCCAGCGTTTAAGCGCTGGGTAAAAAAACCTCCGGCGATAAGAGCCGGATCCTTAAGACAGGAAGCCGTAAAGGCTTCCGGTCGTTGGGCAAGTAACCAGCCCCATCGTTTGGGGCCTAACCGATAGCGCCCTTAGCGGCGCTTCCTCGCGCACACGCGCGTTAATTAACTTTATCTATAACCTAGAACCTATAAAGGTTCTAGGTATAACCACTACCTTAAGGTAGTGGTATTAATAAATAACTATGTTGTTTGACTCCTCCGTCATACCTGCCCCATCGGGCAGGGTGAGGCAGTAGACGACTACGCCCTTAGGGGCCTTGCCGGTCGGCGCAAGCCATCCGGCCTTAACCAGTGCCCTAACGTGCCGGTTAGCCGTCACCCCTGGAGTCTTGCCGGTAAGGCCCGCCAATCGGGCCACCGTGGCGTTAGAGGGCCGGGCATTACGGCCCGTGCGGTAATCCGCGTGAAGCGCCACCGCTACGGCTACAGCCTTTCGCGTTGTGGGCATGTCGGAGAACATCACTGCCCTACGCCATGTGGCCTCTGTTACGGCGTGCACAGCTCCCATGGTGACTGCCATTCATTCCCCCTCCGTACGGCCCTAGGACGGCCCTAGAACGCACGAAAGGCCCGCCACAGGGGAATCCCTGCCACGGGCCTCTACGCGTTTCCGCTGGGGGCCTTCCCAGCCATGTGCGGCTAGGAGTCCTACCCGCCCTCTGGTGGGGCGGCGGGATCAATGATGCACACCCGTGGGGGGTGTGCGCAACGTGATTCGAGACACCCATTACTTACTTACGGCATGTAGGTAAGTAGGTAAGTAAGTGGCCTCACGGGTGAGGGAATAGGGCGTAACTAATCACGCCCATTAATGCAGGTCAGAATGCGTGACCCATTTCACAGAGCTAAAAGTGTTAAGAATCTGGGCTATGACAGTACTAGTAAAGGTGTAGGGATTGTTTATCTCTGCTCCTAACACCTTGCCATGTGTCCTCCGTCCACGGCAGGGAACATGCGGGAAGGTTTCTTACTCCTTTTCCTTTCCCGCATTGGGTCGGGCTCCCCTTAGGTAAGGGAGTCCGACCCTCCTAAATCTTCCACATCATGCGTTGCGTAACCGGTGCATGTCACTTTCGGTGACGTGATTAGGGGAGGGCACCCCTGAAACTTCCCTTTCCTTACCGGAACCCCCCCCGTTCCTCCCCCCCAGGAGTGCGGGTGACCCAAAACAAAAATAATCACATAGCTCTGCGTAATCCCCCTAATTCCGCTAAGGGATTGCCTAATGAATTAATTCGCTAATAAAATGCCGGCCGTTAGGGGGTATTTAATGGAACTAACCGCACCTGCCTACTTTAACGAACGGCAGACAAAGAAATGGGCCGAGATTACGGCCCAGCTAAAGCATTACGGCCTATTGTCGCGTCTAGACAGCGACATACTCACGGTCTATTGCGAGACCTGGGAGGACTACCTAACCGCCACCGAAGCAATTCGGCGGGACGGACAAGTCACAGAGGGACACCGGGGTAACCCCCGTCAGCATCCGGCCTATCCGATAGCTCGTGACGCGGCTGAACGGCTGCGCAAACTGGCAGACGTGATGGGCCTAACTCCCGCTTCCAGACGCCGTATGGGCGTCACGGAGCCTGAGGACGTACCGGATAGCGTCTCCTGGCTCCTTTCCTAACTTCACACCCAACGCAGGGCCCTAGCCGATGGCTGGGGCCCTTTTTCATGCCCTTTTGGAGGTGCCCTAGTGATTCTCACTTGCCGTCATTGTGCGCGGCCTCTACAGCCGCGTCTTGGTCCCGGTCGTCCCATGGTCTGGTGCGGGCCAAATTGCCGCAAGGCCGCCCGCCAGCGGGCCGCAGAGGCCTCCAAGGCCGCACAGATTGATGCATTCCGCGTCGCGCTTGCCGACTGGCAGGCAGACCGAGCCGCATAAGCGGCCTAACCGCTTTCCCTAGGCCCCGCCTAATCCGGCAGGGGCCTTTCTCTTTTTCCCTTTTCCCTGAATCCTTTGGAGGACCACTTTGTCTAATTGTCTTGCTTCCACTGTTGTTTCTAACGCCATTGTCGACGGCCGTGAGCTTTCCCCTAAGGAAACCGCCCTCGTCCTGCGGGCCACTAACCACGATGAGGAGGTTAGGGCCATTGTCAACGGCCCCGAAAAGGGCCGGGCTAAGGTCGCTGCGCTTCACGAGCATTTCGAGGCTCGGGCCGAGTCGGCTCCGGCCGGAAAGCCTGAGAGCCGTTCTGAGGGCCCGGACGAGGTGGCGCGGGCCGAGGAGATCCGGCAGGAGAATTCGGCCGCGCAGCGAGCCGCTATAGCCGGTGCCGGTGCCGCTGGAAAGGTGACCGAGGAGCGGCAGGCGTACACGCTGCCGAGTCTGGGCGAGTATCGCGCCCTTAGTGTCTCTTCCCCTTCGGCCGGTGGTTATCTCGTGCCGAGTGGTCAAGCCAACCAAGTTTTCGATCTGCTGCGCGCTAACAGCGTTGTCCTGTCGTCTGGTGTGCGCGTTCTCACCATGGATGGAATGACGCTTAACGTCCCGCGTACGGCGTCGGCTACTTCCGTAGCCATGGTGGCCGAGGGTGCCAACATCACGTCTACCGACCCGGTCTTTGCACAGACCGTGCTTACTGCCCGTAAGGCGGCATCCCTCACCCCGATTTCCAATGAGGCTATGACGGATAGCAATCCTGCTATTCGTCAGGTTGTTACTGAAGATCACCTTAAGTCTGTGGCCCTTTTCCTCGATAATCAGTTCCTTGCCGGTGCTGGCACGGGCCAGAACATGCGCGGTATCCGGAACTTTGCCGGTATCAGTACTACGTCGATGGGCACTAACGGTGCCTCTCTCACCCTTGACGCCCTGGCGGACGCTGTGGGCCGTATGGAGTCGAATAACGGCAACCTTGATACTGCTGTGTTCTTTATGTCCGGCCGTTCCTGGGCGTCCATTCGTAAGACGAAAGACACGGCGACTCGTTACCAGGTTTCCCCCGATCCAACGCAGGACGGGGAGCGTCGCCTATTCGGTGTCCCGGTAAAGATCAGTAACCAGATCTCCAACGCCGAAACGGTCGGGTCGTCGGTCGACTGTTCGTGGATCTCTCTTGTGGACACTTCGCAGGTCGTTATCGGCCAGCGACAGGATCTGACCGTTAAGTATGACGAGAGCGTCTATTTCGCGTCGGATCAGACCGCTATCCGCACCACTTCCCGCTGGGATATTGGCCTGCTTGACCCGAAGGGCGTCGAGCTAGTGACCGGCGTCCGCGCGTAATCGTCCGCCACATCTTGGGGCCCCTCCGGGGGCCCCTTTTCCTTTTAGAGGGGAGATTCCCAGTGTTTAAGTTCCTGCCCGCTGTGCGGGCGTATAGCGGCCTCCAGGCCGTAGGGGCGGCGCTCTTGTCGTGTGCCGCTTTCACTGTGGCGGCCGGTTTGGGTTTGGCCGTCGCCGGTTTGTTCAGTCTTGGTTTTGGTGTAGCCCTAGAGGCCGCGTCCCGTAAGCCGGTCGCGGGGGGTGAATCGTGGGTCTCTATGAGCTAATGGAGCGGCGCGGTGGCGTAAACGTCACGGGAAATGTGGATGCGGCTTGGGCCGCTCCGACTGATTCCAGTTACCGCACGTGGGCCGGATCGACTGTTACCCAGACAACGGCTTTGCAGGTAAGTGCAGTCTGGTCTTGCGTTTCGCTTATCTCGGACTCGATCGCGAGCCTGCCAATCGACACGTACCGGAAGACCGGCGGCCGTCGTCGGCCGGTTAATGGTCCGGCCTGGATTGACCAGCCGAACCCTTTCCATCTCTGGCACGACTTTATCCACCGTGTGATGGTTTCAATGCTGCTCGATGGCAATGCCTTTATTCACGTCCTCAGAGGCCCCGATGGGGCCGTTGTGGGATTGATGCCCATCGATCCGGGCAGGGTCTCTATCGGCCTCTCGGAGGACGGCACGGCCCCCGTTTATCGGGTGGACGGTGAGCCGTACGGCTCTCGTGACATTCTGCATATCCCGGCCTTTACTCGCCCGGGCGAGTTGCGGGGCCTTAGCCCTATTGAGAATGCCCGGCAGGCTATCGGGACTGCTAAGACGGCCGAAGAGTTCGGAGCCCGATTCTTCGGGCACGGGACCACCCTTAGCGGCATCATCCAGCATCCCGGTAACCCGACCCCGGAGGCGGCCCTAATGGTGCGGGGAATGTTCGAAAGGCGCCACGGTGGGGGGGTTAAGAACAGTCACGCCGTCGGCATCCTTACCGGCGGCGCCACATGGCAGAGCATCACAGTAACGCCGGAACAAGCGCAGTTCCTTGAAACGCGCCGTTTCCAAAAGACGGAAATTGCTAACTTCTTCCGGGTCCCGCCGTACATGTTGGACCCGACGGTTACCAGCACTTGGGGCGCTGGTATCGAGGAGCAGAATCGTTGGTTTGTTGATCAGACTCTAGGGCCGTGGCTGATCCGTTTGGAGCGGGCCCTGTCTACGCTCCTGCCCGCTGGTCAGTTCATTAAGTTCAACACTGACGCGCGGCTGCGCTCCAACACTAAGGACCGCTACGACGCTTACGCGGTGGCCGTTACGAACGGCTTTATGAGCCGGGATGAGGCGCGGGCCCTGGAGGACCTAGAGCCTCTGCCTAACGGGCAGGGAGGCACGTTTACGCAGCCTCTTAACCTGGGCCCTGTAGGCCCGCCAGTAAACCCGCCGCTAGCCGCATAGGTAAGTATGTAAGTAAGTGACTGCCGTGCGCCTCTATGGCGCCCGTACAGACGCGTTTAGGCCCCCGGCAGCAGCCGGGGGCCCTTTCGTCGTTTCAGGGCCCTCTAGGGGCCCTCTACGGCAGTCTATAGAGAAAGCCCCACCAGCACGGGGGCACTGGTGGGGCCATACCGGCACGCTAGGTGAGAGGAGACTCGCCGTCCCTAGCATGCCGGGGCTTTTTCTCCGGCTTCTCTTCAGTCTTAGTCCGGGACGTTTCCTCACGGCGCTTGCGGCGCCACTGGGCGGTCATGGTGATGGGCATTGCGGGGGCTGGGCTACACAGCACCGGTCACTCCCCGGGTCGGGCACTCTCTGTGCCGGTAGACCACGAAAGGCGCTCCTGAGGTCCTTTCGATCGTTCCTCGCTTTACCCGCTCAAGCGGCTTAATCGACTTCAGGCATGCGGGGCACGTCTCGCCGGGAGGCGCATAGGTGGTGTACTCCCATTGGCTTGCGTCCGTGGTTTCTTCCGGTGCCGTACTCATCCTGTGGCCTCTCCCACGCACTCTGTTGCGTCTCACCAATGGTGCAGTATGGCGTGCAGTGCGAGGCCGTTTATTTGCGTTGTCGGGTACGGGGTCATGCACGGAACACGCGAGCCCAGTCGGTGAGCCGTTCCCTGCATTGATCGCCGAACAAGGCCAATCCTTCATATTGGGTGAACTCTGTCAGGTACGCCGACACGTCCCGGTGGTCCCTGAATACCATTGCCCCAGTCTGGGTCTCCACTGTCGCTATCCGCTTGTCGTAGACAGTGAAGGTGTTCAGCGGCCCTACGGGCATGTGTCCCTCCAGGGGGATAACCCCTAGGCGAACGTTCGGCAGGAGGCTGATTGAGGCCAGCCGGTCAAGCTGCATGGCCATGGGCCCCGGGGGCAGGAAAGGCCACCTAACGGCCTGTTCCGTGAGAATGAATGTGAAGCGTTTCGAGGTGTCGTATAGGACCGCTTGTCGCTCTAGCTTCTTGGCTATCGCCTTACTGTGGTCCCCAGGGATATGGGCAAGGCTTCCCCGTACGTATTCGGGCGTTGCAAGTAGCCCGGTCACCATGGACAGCAGGAAGTACCGGAACTCTGTGGACGACTGCTCGAACCCGGCTAGCTCATTCTGTTTCTTCTCCAGGCCGGTACGGCGCTGGGACCAAACGTCTTGCCACTCTGTGTTCGCCGTGCGCGCAAGTGCCGCCACTCGGGTAACTAGATCAGGTGGCGCATCCAAGGCTCTCAGGATTAGTTCAACGTCAACGAGGGTGGGGGTTAGCTTGGCTCCCTCAATATTGGAGATCTTTGTCTGTGACATATTGCAGCGCTGAGCGAGCCGGGTCTGAGTGACCCCGGCCCGCTTCCGTAGCGTCTTCAGAGTGTCGGCTAGGTCTGCTCTGGACTGGCCTAGCTCTTCAGGCTCAAACGTCAAGACCCTTCACGTACTCCTCAAAGGGCACTGACTCGGCGAGTGCAATGCGCTGGTACTCGACGAACGGCGACACGTCGCCCTCGTGCGCTTCCCTGCTGGTCTGTGTGCCGTCCGCCTCATAGTTCATGAGGACGACTTCCTGTCTGTCGAACATCCAAAAGTCTTGGACACCGGCCAGAGGGTTAGGCCGGTCGGTCACGTCCATGATGCGGATATCCTCGCCCGCCCACACGTGCGGCAGGTAGTACATGAACTCGTATTGCAGGTAGGTGCTGAGAGGCCGTGTGACGACGTGTACGCGCCCTTTGCTCTTCCCTTCCCTGCGTACCCTCTTGAGGTCGTCTGTGTAGGCGTTGGAGTGCGTGTGAGGGTCGATGCGCTCGCCTGCCAGAAAGGCCCTGATCTCTTCCGCTTCCTGCGGAACGTTGTAGGCAGGCAGGGTCTCTAGG